ATCACTATTTGGACAAATCGGACACGTCGTCAGATTTACGACCTTCGCCTTTTGGATTTCTTCCACTTACTGTGGCTGGTCCATCAGACTGGTTGTTAGTTCTTTCGGTATCTCTTGCACGGTCTGCATTGTCGTTTGCTGTTTGTTCTGGTTTTGGATCAAAAGGTTCATTTCCGCCCTCTATCTGAGGAAGTCCAAGAAGTTCTCTTCCTTCATTCGGCATCATAACCTGAGTCTTGACAAGTCTCTCAATAATTTGTGACTGAGCAATCTCATCTGTAAGTGTAAGTTCATTAAACTTAAACTCCAGAATATCTGTTTTTTCTTTTACGATCTTGTTAATCATCTTTTCAAGATTTCTCTGTGCTGGTCTTGCAACCTGCTCCTTAAATGTTCTGTCTTGAGATAGTGCTGCTGCAATGGCTGCTGAATCAGAACCACCAATCTTAGAAAGAGGCACTTGATGTGCAACAAGAATGTCGTCTCTGTTTTGCTTGCGATATTCCTTAAATGATGCTTCTTGAATTCCGTTCTCTACAGGATCCATCTTAAACTCTACCTTGTTAGTATCAGAATCTCCTGGCAATGGAATGTATAGGGTTCTATGGTTTTGTCCCTTTAACCCTGTCTGCAAAAATCTAAACATCTTGTCTTCTGCCTCAGCAGATAACTTAGCACCCTTAAGAGTTACAACGTATCTTGGAGTTGCCTTGTTCTGGAAATAGTCAATGTTATACTGTGATGCAAGTTGGTCTCCATGCAATGATCCAATTGCAGACATAATATCTGGTACTCCGTAAAAAGTATTTAGCGGTGAGTACTCTTTGAAGTGAATAATTTCATTTGGTCGTGCATCTGTTCCTAGTGGGTTTGCATTTGTTGCTCCAAAGTTACGGAAGTAAACTACCTTGTTTGCAATAACCTGAACAAAGCCATCACGAAGACGACGAACACGCATTGTCGTAGATGGGATATGACCAACATATCCAATGTCTCCACGTACTGTTCTTCCTACTTCAAGATATCCATTTCCTGTTGCTTGTAGATCAGTAAATACTTTTTCCATAGTTGTAGTAAAAGAGTCTTCTGTGTTTAGAGATTCTAGCCAATCGCTCAACTCAATCTTGGCTCTTTCAATTCTTCTACGTGCATTTTCTGCTGTCTTTGGTTCGGATGCTTCTAACTTAAGCATTGTTCTTTGAGAAACCTTAAACTCATATCCCAGTCCAACAATATTTTCAACTTTAGCGTCAATTGCTGCATGGTTTGCAAATGATGTATCGTAGAAACTTGCAAGTTCATACAAGTTCCATGGTGGTGTAATTACATCGAACAGTCCGTAAGCATTTCTAAATACTGTTCCTGAATTAATTTCTTTAGACTTCGCTCCATCACGACCAGTACTTTCTGCTCTTGAACTTTCTATGTATGCTGGAGTTGCTTCTCCTTTTACTAGACGAGAAGTTCTTCTTTTAAAGTTAGCGTCTAGTCCCTGCAAATCTTTGATAACATCCCAAGATTGATTAAATGGGTCTTGCTTTGTAAACGTATCATCTTCTGGCAGTGGAGTATCTGTCTTTGCTCTAATAAAAAAATCTCTGTCTTCACTCATTAGTCATCACTTCCATATTTTGCAATAGTGTCCTTGGCTGCTTGGACTGCACCAAGATCGTTCATAGAAGGAATAAGTCCTTCTGACAGTCTTTGTTTTTGCTCAGAGTATTCTTCTTCTGAAATTCTTGTAAGTCCTGGAACGAATACACAAGTTCCGTCTCCTTCATCCCCGTAATATTTTGCCGCTTCTTTAAGTTTAGATATCTGAAAGATGTCGCCCTTCATTGATTCAATGTTCAGAACAGAACCATTTCCATCTGTAAACCATTTACCATTGGCTTTTTTGTAAACATATAGACCCCAGTCATAATGTTTTTCAATAATTTTTGCACGGGATTCTCCCACTTGCCCTTTCATTTTGGGCAATTGCTTCTTCTTTTTACGCGGATCTTGAGGATTCATATCAACAAGTATACCACATTAGACGGCACTAGAGGTTATTTGTTTCGAAGTAATACCTTTATACACGGTATACTCGTATCCATTAACCGTAAATACCTTATCAGTATCAATAATAATCTTGTTGGTTCCTGTGTAACTTTTGTAGATTGTTGACGGATCTACTCCATAATAACTTGTTGAGGATAAAATTAAAACGCCATTCCAAACAAAAGAAGATGTTTTCCAGTTGTCCCACTCAAGGGTAAGGGGTAGAGCGTACTTAACTCCAAACCAAGGGCGCTTATCAACTCTTTGAACCTCTTGCAGGTTTGTTGACTGGTAATAAGATATTGTGTTAAATGTCATTGGTCCATTTAGATTAAGCGATCCAACTCTAGAGCCAAAGTCTAATAGGTTTGGGAATGATATGCCTAAAAATCCCCACTCTTTTACAGTTATAACTGGATCTTTAACAATTTTTCCATTCCAATAAAAACCTATGTTGTCTTCTAATTTTCCAGTTCTTACATTTAAAGCATAAATCTTAGCCCGTTCTCCATTTGGATGAATGGCTACCATGTAAAATTTTATATGAGTATCTTTTGATTCAATTTCAAATATTTCTGTTGAAGCGTATGGGAATGCATCTTGATCATATCTCATTGCTATCTGCATAGCCATAACTTTGTAGTTGCTAGACATTTCTTTATTAATTGGAATAGACAAACCACGATTAACTATTGGATCAAATGTTCCCTTTAACTCTATTCCCGTATATCTTGTTAGATAGAGGTATGGAGAACTACCCTTGTAAATTGAAAAAGGATTCCTGTCTTTATAGTCATAGTAGAATCCAGATTTTTTGTATGGATACATTTCATTTCCAAATCTTGTTCCAATTGGATTTGGAGATGTTGAATTAAATGCTTGAGAAGCATATTCAAGATTTCTAATCTTAACCTTATTATTTATGATACCCTTTACATTAAAATCTAAATGTGTAACAAGTGCAAGATCTAACACTCGAACATCTTTTGGTGGATAGACAATCATATTGTTTACTACTTCATATTTTGTGATCATCCAATTTTCTCCTGGAACAACAATTGAATCATTAGATGGCTTTTCTATATTAAAAAAGTTTGACTCTAAAAGGTTTGCACCATTTTCAATATACTGAAATGTGACATAAGACTTAACCAATGAACCTGAAGTGTCATACTTATAGTTTTTAGACGCTCTATTTTTTAAATCATCATAATTTAAGTAACCTGTAAATAATTGATTATCTAAAGACTCATAGGTTCTTTGTATTGGAACATTGTACTCATCTGATAATTCTGCATATGTCCACTCATCTGTCTGTTCTTCTTCAACAAAATTTGAAGGTGCTGGATAGTTAATGTTAAATTGAATTAGATCAAGATCATAGTATGAGTTATTCTTTTTATCTTTTACAAACTGAGAAAAATATGTCAGAGGAATGTAATCTTCCCAGGATCCTTGTATGTCAATATCCAATGTATAGTTGTCGAAGTAAGAAGATGGGGATAGTGTGTAACTTGCGGTATGATCCTGAAAGTTATTTATAGGATATGAGTCCACTGCTCCTGAATCAATTAACTGATCCCACTCTGCATTATTATTGCCAAAATAATCATCTGTAGAACTGTATTCTACATCTACTGTGTTTGAGTATAATTGAAAAACATTTTCATCATTTACAGGAATTCCTCGCTCATTAAACAAGTACTCGATTTTTTTATGGTTCCTTGCGGTACAAAATCCAACCTTGTATATTTTACCAGTAAAGGTTTGTGTTAAGTTTGACTTTCCACCGATATAAAATTTTAATGTGTTTATGTTTCCAAAGAAAGAGGCAACTCTGCCTCCAAAATATTTAGATGCCTTATCTATGTCTATTCCAGCAGCAAACATTTCTTCTAATCCTATTCCAGTAAAAGGATCTGCTCCTGACCAAGAAAACTTTGCAAGAATTTCTTCTGTATTTCCATAATTTAATTTATAGAATATGTCTTTGTTTTGTGTAGATATCTCAAAGTAATCAGATGAGTTTTCTGATTCTACTCTAAATAAAATCTGTGTTTGAGTTGGTTCTTCTAAAAACTTAAAAGAGCCATAGAAAGATCTAACTCTTTCATTTAAAAAGTTTAAATTATCAAAATACATATATCCATTTGTAACAGAATCAAAAGAAAAGAACTTGTTTGCTTCATCTTGAATTTCTCCAAGGTCGGAATACAACTGATTAATGTTTGAAGATCCAAGAACTATTTCTGGTAGTTTATAATCTGGAGTACATAAAAGATTATTTTCAACGCTCAAGTTATCAACAATTGCTTGATCCCATTTTCCTATATTTGGGTATGAGTAATTGTTGGTATAGTCTGCAAATGGGTAGTCTATGTATACAGATGAACCACTATAGGCCTGATTAATTCCCTCTGGAAATTCAACACCTTGACCATAAACAAATCTTTTTTTAGCAATAATGATTGGAACGATATAAGTGTATATAGCAACACAATCAATCTCTATGGGAGATACATCTTCGTATGCATAAAATCCTATCCAGTCTTGTTCTTTGTTATTTAAAATACTTACAGGAAACTCTAGATCTGAAGTTAGGTAGTTCAAAGAAATTACTTCTTCTCCGTTTATAAGAAGAGATGCATTGTTTTCAGAGAGTCTTATATGAACAAGCATTGGCCTTGTCCATTCGCCAATATAATAGGATCCAGAATTATTTCCAACTTTTAAAATAATAAATGGTCCTTCAACATACAGTCCGTCTGTAGAAGAAATTGGACCAAGAATTCTTTTCTTTGTAACTGAGTCTGAATTAATTCTCATCCATGCTTCTAAGGTGTAATCTTTATACTGACCAGCCTCAGATAAAAACCCAAGACCTGGAATAATAACAGATGGCATATCTGTATTTGGCAAAAGTTTTGTTAAGTTTGATGCTCCGTATACAAGTGGGATGCCTGTATTCTTTGCCATAAGGCTATTATCTTTAACTAAGTAGTAGCCTTTGTTTTCTTCAAGGCCGTACGCATCTGCTTGAATTGCAAAAGACGCAGGTAGATTGATAGTTGAAGGAAGTGAAATCTTTTGAACACCAAGTGATGATGAGTTAAACTCTTCAGACCATTGTCCAACAGTAATTCCATTTACCAAAAATTCATAGTCTTCTTCATTAAGTGCTCCGCCAAGATAGTTAATTTTTATAACAACTCTAAACTCTGTGTTGTCTTGTGGAATATCAAACGTCTCTGATATAAAAAACCATCTGTCTTGAATGGATGTTGTGTAAGACTTTAGTCTTTCTATTTTACTTCCAGAGGTGGTGTCAAAATACTCATAGCCAATTTCAAAACTAGAGGCATAAGCACTTAAAGAATTAAAAAATGCCCCTACAGAAAATGTTGACAG